TACGTTATCTAAAACTTTAGGCATAGCACCCTGTACGTTCCCAAGAATTTCATTCATAACTTGAGATTTGAAATTTTCAGATGTTACATATTTGTAGCCCAGATATGCTCCACCACTCATGGAAGCTACCATAAGAAATGAGACAATACTCAAAATGTTAGCAATTTTTTGAAACATGATAAAATTTGCAATTATTAGAGCTATGTCAGTTATGACATTCGCTACATTACTGCTAATTATAGGTCTATCTCCTCTCTACGTCACGATGGGCTTAATGACAAGACAAATGCAGGAATCTAATCGTTAGGATCGTCTGGATATTGTGTCATATTAGGGGTTCCATCTTCTTTGTTGCCATATAAAGTAACTAAAGCTGCTGTATCTGCACAGTTATCAATTTCTGTTTCTCTAGTTAAACAAGCAGTTCTAACACTTGTTCTGTAAGTTTTTATTGTAGTTGGGATAGCTTTTGATGTTTCTGCTTTTCTTACAACGTACCAATCATATCTAGCTAATAAAGAACCAGCAGTAGCTTTTTCTTGTTCTTTCAAAATTGATTTAACACCTTTTATTACCATCTGACTGCCATCAGGATTCTTTAATAAATTTCCATCTGTATCTTTTGCATCTTCATCATCAAGTGGTTTTGCAGTTCCATTGCCTAAATAAAAACGTGAATCATACGTTGCAGCATCAGCAACTTCTGTAATCCCTAAATCTTTTTTCTCTTGTGATGTTGATAGTCTTAACCAGTTGGCAGGGTAATGTACATCTCCATAAGTAAAGGGAACATCAACTGCTAAAGGTTTGCCGTTTAGTAAGAAAGCCATATTTATATATTACACCGCTCTTCCATTTTTGAAAGGAGATTTTGCAAATGCTAAATATATAAAGTAAGCAGAATGGTTTGTATCATTATTACTTCCTCTTAGTTTGAAACCATTTGAAAGAAAATCCATTTGATTTCCTGATGAACTTTCAGTAGATTCTGAATTGTTTAAATTTGGATATAAAGTTTTGTTGCGAACATTATATGTATTACGTTTATTATCATACATATTCCAGTTACCACCCCATTCTCCTTTAGTAATTACGAGTGCGGGTTCAAAACCAGTGTAAACAAATCTGCCAAAAGAAGATTGATTTCCGTAATACCTTCCAGCTTTAAAATAACCTTCTACATTGCTAAAACAGTAAGCTACATAGGTATCTCCGTTTCCATTAGACATTCCAGAACCAGCATTAACAGAAAAAACACTTGAAGTCGCTAGTGCATTACCAAAAACACCACTACTTCCATAATTTGCATTAGCAACATCTAATTGTAAAATATTATTAGGAGCTATATCCGAGTGGTAAACACCCCAGTTTTGAGTTCCATTTCTACGTTTAACAATAATTGCATTAGGTGTTACTCCTAATCCATGACCAATAGTTGCATTACTTCCTGTTCCTGTATAAGTAAGAATAGAAAACCCTGCTGCTGCATTTACTTTTGCTCTTGATTGAATAGATCCATCAAAATTACTTGACCCAAGAGTTGAATTTGTATTAATCGCACCCCCCATTCCACTATGGCTAGAGCAATAATAATTCAAGTTTGGTGCGGAAGCAGCTACAACTATTTGTATTGATGTCGAGCTAAGAACAGTCACTCCTGTTGTATATTCAGACCCACCTCCATGCGTACCATCTGCGGTTGTAGAAAATCTAAATGGGTGGGCTGCTGGATAATTAAAGATATAAGTACCACCTTCTGCAAGATCAAGAGTTACAGCAGACGTTCCGTAACCATCAAATCTATATTTATTACCAGAATCATCAACAACTGTAACTGTATAAGTTTTGCCATCTGTATCACCAGCGTTCCAGTTCCATGTAACATAATCTCTATTTTCAAAATATATTTCTCCTCCACCTTGAGAGCCATTTACGGAAGTTTCTACAATCTTTATTCCATTTTGTATAGAACTTACAGTTGTTCCATTAACACCCGACCCTGTTTCATTATCATTTCCATCAGGTTTTAAAAATGTGTTTGTAACGTTTTGATTACCTCTTACAGAATCAATTACATAATGATTTTCCGCAGCAGTTCTACATTTTATCCAAGTCCAATCAGGAAAGAAATCTACTGCATCGCTATCTGTAAAAGTAAAAGTACCATTACTTGAGCCAGAGCTATATAGTAAAGTTCCAAAATGTTTATTAGGTTTCTTTATTGTTGTGTCGGGTAAGTTTGCTGAATTTAATTTTTCAAAACCTGTGGGTGGGTCATTAGCAAAAGGTAGTTGACCAAAGTTTACTGAATAATCTGCTCCGCTATAACTAGAGCCATCAGTAAAACCAAGGTAATAATCTACTCTACTATCAAAAGTAAATGAAATTGCTCCTTGTGATGTACCATTTTTGTAGAAAGTGACCTGACTATTATCAACATCAATAGCCATTGCAATAACATCATTTGTAGTAAATCCAGCACCATAACTTGTCTCTGAATTATTTAATCGTTTATCTCCATTGTTGTAGTAACTTAGATTGTTGTCAGTATAACCAGTGCCTTGAAAGCCAAGATAATTTGTTGCAACGATAAAAGGAGAATACCATGATCCACTTCCTCTCATAGTAGTTTCCATATACCATTTACCAGTTTTTGGAATAACAAAGTTTGCCCAAAGTTGTGCTGAACCTGTAGGTGTACTTATATCTAAATTTCCATTAGCCAAAGTTCCTGTCACTGTATCTATAGAATTAACAGTAGGAAAGTTATTGGTTGGAGTATCTATTACAGAATCATTACCAGTGCCAGCAGCTACAGAAAAATTTGTTGGCGTAAAATTGTTGCCATTACCGCTTGAATCTTTGCCTAATGTGGTTGCACTTGTGCCAGAATTATCTGAAAAATTTAAATAATATCCATTTGTTCCGTAACCACCTGTATATTTTTTAGGATTCCATTGACCTGTCACTGCATCAGTCGCACCAAAAGATGATGGGGTCAGTTGTAATCCGTCAACAAAATTAAATTCTGTCATATAACCATCAAAATATCTTTCACTTGTAGGTCGTCTGCCGATGGTTTGTGGCGAGTTATTGGCAAACCACCAACTTACATCCTGAGTACCATAACTTTCTGTCGAAAAAGATGTTTCCTGTTCTCCATTTATATAAAGATTTACTCTGTTTGCAGCAGTTCCTTGAGTCATATCAGTAGCAACAACTATGTGATACCAAGCTGAAGGATCTCTAAATAATCTATCTGTTTTTAAATTAGTATCTGTATTACTGGAAGTGTTATTATTATTTATTTGTATTTTGCCATCAGACTGAAACTGAACACTACATTCAGCATTATTATTTGAACCATCGTACGCTGTAAAAATTCTTTGATTTGCGTCAACAGTTGATCTTTTAACCCAAACAGAAAGAGTCCATATTTTTCGATTGCCCGCACCGCTTGGTGTTCTTGTTAAATAAGCATTATCATTATCATTAAATCTTAAACTACGTTCTATTTCGTATGCTTTCTTCCCTGCTATGAAGAAAGGATTAGGACTGCCTAAACTGCTCATTAGCTAAAGTTTCCAATAAACTGTGCAGCTATGTTTGTATTGGTTCGTGCTATCCAAGCAATAACATCTACCTGGTTTGCACCTGTTGATAATGTAGGTGCTGTGCCGTCACTAAAATCCCAATACGATCCAAATGCTGCGGTTCTACTTCCTGTACCATCTTGCGTTATAAACAAAACACCACTCTGTCCAGCAGAGATATTAGAAGGGTTGGCAATAGTGACATTACCAGTAAGTGTTGTAGAAAAATTATTACCAGTTCTAAAATCTAATGTAATTGTAGAAGCGTAAGAAACAGCAGTAATTTCTCCGATAGTTCCTTTTGTGGTTACTCTTCCGTTACCAGAACCACCACCATTATCAAAAACAAGCGTATTTAAAGTGCTTGTTTCATGTGCGACATTAGTGACTTTTAGTGTACTCATGGCTTGGGATATTTGTCTTTAATAGCTTTAATTGTAGTTTTCCAACCAGCTACACCATTATGATAAATGTCATCAAGCTGATCTTCAATAGGAGGATATTCTGCTGCCCTGTTTCTTGAATACTCAAGGGCTGCATATTCAGTATTTAATGTTGTTCTTGCACTATCAATCTTGCTTTGGTCGAGACTTACTGACTTTCCATCTTTATCAAACGCTCCAGCAGAGTCATCTATAGAAACAACTGTTCCAGCGTATGCTTTGTAAATTGCTTCGTGATCTAAAGCCATTATGGTGCTACCTCCTTTACTGTTATTGTTGAACTGGGAAATATACTGTAATCGTCATTGACAGTACTATGAGGTCTATTTATATAGCTAGCATAGTCTTGATATGTCGATGCCCATTGAACTTTATAAGTTAAAGCACTTGTAGAACTAGGAGAATCTAAAAATTCAAAATTACCAGTTCTAAGACCATATTGACCAGAACCTTGATTTACAACCATAGTGGCGAAACTCGCATTTGTTTGGTTTCCTGTACCTGCTGTTCCTAACCCTATAGCTGTTGAATCTCTTAAAACTTTAAATGCTTGGAAAGAATCTGTATGTCCAGAAACATGGATATTACAAGTAACTAAAATTTTATTTGAACTTGACGCTGGTGTAATAGATACTGACAACCCAGAAATATCTGCATAACTTTCACTTGTTGAAGAACTTGTATCAGTTTTAACTGCTTGAACAACTTGAAGAATTTTACCTGTACCAGCAAATGATAAATTTCCCGAAGCATCTGTAACTATAGCCTGTCCTGATGTCCCGTCAGCATTTGGGAGCTTAAATGCTACGTCTGCCGATGTTGGTGCAGAAGTTGGAGAGTTAAGTGAAACAACATTACCTCCTGAGTGTTTGAGTGAAATCTTGCTCATAATTAACTAGGTTCAGTAGGAAAGGTAACAGAACTCATATCTAAATTACCATTTGCATCTAATTTTGGCGATGCACTAGCTGGTAAATCTCTTAATGCTTTACGATATGTTTTCCAATCATCTGAAAGTGTTAAATCTGAGCTTGCTCTCCAATCAGTTTCCGCTAATTTTAGATTTCTTGCCTCTCTTAGTTTTGCCATAGGTTGTGCAGCTTGAATTTTTGTAAATTCTGCATCTATTTCAGACTCAGTTGGTTTGGTACTAGAATCACGCCAATCTAAAGAAGAATAATCATACCCACTCCAAGTCCATGTTGTATTAGGCTTTAATGAAAGTAAAGCGTCATGTTTTGTTAAAATCATGCTTCTACCTCTATTACGCAAAATCTAGATAAGTTGTTACCACCACCATCACTTTGAGCCGTATATTTTAATCCATAGTTACTTGTATAAATACCAGCAGTTACTTTATAAGTAATTGTTTCGCCAGAACTATAAGTTGGGGAATCATACGCAAAAAGTGGAGTTATAGCTGACAATCTAGCATTTGTCGGAAAAGTCGGGCCGAGGTAATCATTTCTATGAATAGTAGAAAAAGAACCACTTGCTACTTTTCTATCTATTCGAGCATGCCAGTTGCAACTTGGGTCACTACTTATAAATACTTGTCCTTCTTGAAAAGCAGTTACTATAAATTTACTTCCGAGTGCAACAGGAGTGACTACAATTTGAAGTCCTGTATCATGTGTGCCACTACCACTACAAGTTACTGAAGTCGTAGTTTCTGCTGTATGGGTTGCTAAATGCTTTCCACCGCCAGCTTCCGCAAATGCTGCATCTCCCCTTAAGAATGTAGTATTAGATGCTGTTCCTGTTGTTGCTAAATCAGCAAGTTGCACACAACCATCAGGCAAACCACCTGCCGAGATTCCTGTTATTGTTCCTGATCCGTTGATTACTATTGGCATAACTATAAGATAACAAGGATTGCACCAGAAGGCACAGTAATTGAGACTCCGTTATTAATTGTAGG